AACATAAGGTTTTGAACATCAAAACGGGCAAAGTCATTGTCATGAACGACAATTCAATCAAAGCATTAAAAAAACATAATTTGTGGCATGGTTTCGACATTTTAGATGAACCGAAAAAAATTGAAATTCCGGTCGTGAATAAAATTGTTCAAAATCCGATTATTGTTGAAATGGACGAAACCACAATCATTGACGAATCAATTGTTGACAATGTAATTGTTGACGAATCACCAATCGAACAACCTGAAAAACCAAAAAGAAAATACAAAAAAGCATGAAAAACATTGAAACATTTTTGAAAAAAATTGGTGTGAAATCTGAAATCATTTCAAAGTTAAACACCGACGACGAAATCGACGTGACGGAATTTGTTGACACGTTCAAAACATCACAACGCGAAGTCATTTCAAACGATCCTGATTTCGTTCAAAAAATGCGCGACGAAATTCGCGGGACTGAATTATCAAAGGTTGAACACAAATTGAAAAAAACATTTGGTTTGAGTGCTGAAGATATTAAAGACAAAAAATTTGACGAAATTATTTCAACGGCCTTTGAAAAATCAAAACAAAGCGCGTCAGGAACAAATGAAGAGTTGCAAAATCGAATTATTGCATTGACCAATGAAAACAAAAAATTGATTGACGAAGTAATTCCGGCAAAAGAAAATGAAGCGCGTGAAACAATCAAATCATTCAAAAAGGATTCAGCATTGCGAACAATTTTGAATTCGCGACAATTAATTGTGAAACCTGAAGTTGTTTTACCGGCGATCCAAAGTCGATTCGCTGAAAAATATAATGTTGATATTGACGACCAAAATCAAATTATTGTTAAAACAAAAGACGGTTTGAATCCATTATCAAAAGACGGTTCAAAGACGTTGTCATTCGACGAAATTTTGGATTCGTTTTTGGGTGTTGACGATTTAAACGTTGTTAAACAATCAAACGGTGGTGAACCCAAACAACCGATGTTTGCAAAAAAGACGTTTGACGGAACACCGGCGAAACCTGAATTCAATTTGCCGGGAATGAAAAAAGCGCAAGAAAATGCCGAACAAATGAAAAACATTCGTACATTTGGCAAATAACAAATAAAATCCGGGCCAAAGAAGGCCGAAAAATATAAACCGGGAAGGCGTTCCAAAACGCAATTTCGGGGTGATGAACCCAAAATCAAATGACATTGTTTTGTCGTGCGGTTTTGGGTTTTGATTTATCCGAAAAATTCACAAAATGTTTCACTAAAAAAAATTTAAAAAATGGCTTACACTGAAGGTTTATGTTCGGCTTTACAAGCGAACATCAATGAAGTTGCCGGAACAAATGCCCCGGCAATGGCAAGACAAAAAGTTGGAATGATTGACGCGTTAATGTCAGACGTTAATCGAATGGGTTTCACAGCGGACATAGTTCCGACAAACGGAAAATTCCGCGCGGTTCAAATTAATTGGATCGGACAAGCATGTGACACGGACGTAAACACCTCATGCGCGTCAGATTGTGACAATGACGTAACACCTCAACCGTCGCAAACGTTAATCACTGAATTCAATTGCGCAAAATACAAAATGGGTTTTGACGAATCAGACATGCGCAAACTTTGCGAAGCTGATTCGGTTTGGGTAGCTCAAAATATTATGCGCGCAATGAACGCAATCAATGTTTCAGTTGACAAGGCGGTTTTAGCAATTGCAAATACAAACGTAGGTGTTTCTGGTTCAGGTGGAAATTTACAAATTCCTTTGTACACGTCAACCGGTTCGCCAAATCCGTTGGCATGGGCGCAAGTTAAAGCGTCAATGGACGCATTAGGCGCGACGGGTTCACCGTTAATCGTTGGCGGTGGTAACATGGACATTTACGCACGTGCAATGCAAATCGCATGTTGCAACACAAATTTTGGCGTTGATTTAAGCCGTGCAAGTGGTGACGGATATTTCTATAATGATACATTCGCACCAACAATTTTAGGCGCGACAAAATCGTTGGCATTAGCACCGGGCGCAATGCAATTAATCACATGGAATAAATATTTGGGTGATTATGCAAAACGCAACGATTCATTTGAACACGGGACAATCGTTGATCCATTCACGGGATTAGTTTATGATTTAAAAACGTCATATGACGATTGTCAGGAAAAATGGTTTGTTGAATTAGCGTTGAATTGGAACACGTTCCAAGTTCCATTCGCATATTGCGCTGACCGTGATGCGAATTTGACATTCTTAATTGACGATTGTTCAGACGGTCCGGTTGTATGTCCATAAAAAAATCAAAATTGGGGTGGTGCAAATCACCCCTTTATTAAAATCATTTAAAAACAAAAAAATAAATTTAAAAATATGGCAATTTGTAATTCAACATGTGCGCCGTCATTACCATCATCATATGCCGGTGGTTGCGGAATCGTAACGCGCAAGGGCGGAATTGAGAAATTCGCGTTCATTAAATGTGACTATGAGTTTACAGACATAAGCGACAAAAACGAATGGTCAACGGCCGTGTCAAACGGTGACGTTGTGTTTTCGGGTTTGGTTTTAGGTCAAAAGGCAAAAGGTTCATTCACGAAAAAACGAATCGCATCATGTCAGCCGGAAGCGGTTGTTGGTGCTGAAAAGCAAATCACATTCCAAGATTATAACACCGACACGGTAACATCACCGGGACCGGGTTGTTTGGCTTATGATTTTTGGAATTCAATTTTGACGGAAGCGTCAAACTATCGTTTCGGATATTATACATGTGACGGTTATTTTTACGGCGTCATTGACAATTTCCAAATTGAAATTGACGAAGTAATTGAAGACAACAACACGGGTGCAATTTATTTCGACGGAACGATTCTATGGAACGACGTTGAAATGGTATGTCCGGTTGCGGTTGACCTAAATGGTTTATAAAAAAAATCGGTTTCAATAGGTTTTCAGAAAAACGGCTGTTCACAATGTGAATTTGCCGTTTTTTTTTATTTTTGAAACATGATAAGACATCAAAACATTTTAGACACAATAGACACGGAATTGTCCACCGTTGTTCAAACGTTGCATTGGGGCGCGGGACGTTACGATTTGCACGTTTTAATTGGCAAAATCAACGAATCTGAATGGCCGGTTTATGAATTGCAAGGTCAAAACCTGAATGAGTTAAACGCGGAACGAGCAAAACACAATTTGCATCCAAAAGACAGAAACGCAAATTTGAAAATTGTTGAATCAAATTGGATTTCAGTTTTAAAAAATGGACGTGGTGTTGTGGTTGTTTTTACCAATCGCGATTTCAGAAACAAATCAAACAAACAAATTGAAACGGCGTTGGAATGGTTGGTTGAAAAATTCCCGAATTTGATTGTCGAAAAATGCGAAAACAAAAAATTCGATTCCTTTTTGCTTACATTTACAAAACCAAAATCAAAAAAAATAGTGGTTGAGCAACCGACCGAAATTGAACAAATTGAAAATGAAAAAACCGTTTAAATATTTGGTGATTCATTGTTCGGCGACACCTGAAGGTCGTTCGGTTACGGCTGAAACCGTTCGGAATTGGCATTGCGCCCCGAAACCGGTTGGTCGCGGTTGGTCCCGTGTTGGCTATTCCGATTTGATTTTGTTGGACGGAAGTCGTCACCGTTTTGTGAAACATAACATGGACAAATGGATTGACGAAAACGAAATCACAAACGGGGCGTTGGGAATTAATTCCGTTTCACGTCATGTTTGCTACATTGGCGGAATGTCAAAAGACATGAAACAAATTAAAAACACGTTGACGGATCAACAAAATTCAATGTTGTCGTCAATCATTGCCGAGGTTTTAAGTTACAACCCGGACGTGTTGATTGCGGGACATAACCAATTTGCGCAAAAGGGGTGTCCGTCTTTTTGGGTGCCGGATTATTTACGCAACCATTGTTTGATAAAAGTCAACGAAAAAAATATTTACTTAAACGATCCTTACCATGCAACCAACATGTTTAAATAATTTAATCGGTGTCAAATGTTTGACAACCGGAACACCGACGTCGGGTTTATACATTAACGATTTAGAAGGGTTAAATTTGAAATATGCCGCGAACATTGCGGATTCGGATTTTATTTCAGGTTTACAATTCCTGAATGAAAAAATCGCATTTGCAACAAAATTGGTGATTTCAGATTTGACACGTTACGCGTTGCCTTATTTCCGTATTAATAGCATCGTGGACGAATTATCGGTTGGCGATTGGACAAATAGTTCATTGGGGGTTCAAAACGCTGATAGGGGCGTTCATTTGCAGGTTAAACGTTCGCGCATGTTACGAATTAACGTGACCAACATCAAAATCAAAATTGGAAACGCAAACACAACCCACGACGTTTGGGTTGACGACGGGAATGTTCAAACGCAATATTCGTTCACAACCAACGCCCAAGGCGAAGCGGAAATCAATTTGAATTTTACATCGACAACACCGGACGTTTATATTTACATGGACAATTCAACAATCAATGTCAACAATTCGTCAATCAAAACGGGTTGTGGTTGTTCGTCAAAATCCGGTCAATATTTGAGCGCATACGGTTGGAATGGATCAGGAAATTCAAATTCAACCTATGGAATAAAAGTTCAAGCGAACGCCGTTTGTGACAACGACGAATTCGCGTGTGTTTTAGGTGCAAAATTAGGGTTGCCGATTTTATATCGTTCCGGAATTGAAATTTTACACGAAGCGGTTGCAACGGATCGTTTGAATTCATTGACGTTATTAGATACCGACAAAATCAATTTTTTATTGGAAAATTGGACGGCTGAATACGATAAACAAATGAAAATGTTGATTGAATCTTTGCCGCAATTATTGCGTCGAATTGACGAATGTTGCATTGTTTGCAATCAAAATAGATATGTTCAAGGATTACCATAAAAACAAAAATATCATGAAAACAAGAGGTCAAAAAAATGCATGTTCAAGTTGTGGCGGTTCACGTCCACGTCCGGGTTCAATTCAACGTCCAAGCAAACCGCGCGGAAAATGAAACCGCATTTCATTAGTGAAACAAAATCAATTTTCGGTTCGGTGTTATCGTTGAATCTGAAGGTTGTTCCGTTCACGTTGTCGGTGTTTGGTGGATTCACGTTGGGTTCGATTTCCGGGTTTGTTTCAAATTGGATTTTTGATCCGGCCGTGAGTTTTTACACGTTGATGTTGTTGATTTGTTGTGACCATTTCACCGGAATGTGGATTGCATGGAAAAACAATCGTTTTGAAACGCGCAAAGCGACGCGGGTATTTTGGACGTTATTATCACACACCGGATTGTTAGCATTTGCGACAAATTTGGCGAAAGGTTCAAACGCGATTTATTGGTTGAACGAAGGAATTTTCGTTCCGTTGGTGGTTGTGAATTTGATTTCATTAGTCAAAAATTTATCGTTGTTAGGTTTTATCAAACGCGGTTTTGCTGAATTATTATATCGAAAAATTGATGTTTATAAAAACGAATATGTTCAAAGCAAAGACGCCAAACCCGGAAACGAAGGTTGTTAAAAATTAAAAAAATATGTTGGGAAAATACACGAATTTTCAAAAATGGATGTTGGCAATCACAATCGTTTTGTTTGTTTTGTTTTTAATACCATTTAAAAAATTATTTACAAAACCGGACATCGTTGTGAATGATTCGGATCAAAACAAACGAATTGAATTGTTGGAATTCAAAATCAAAAAATTTGAGGTTCAAAAATTGACATTTGATTCGACATTGAAAGTGATTTCCGATTCAATCGTTTCATTGCAATATGAAATTGAAAAAAAGGAAATGCAAATTTTGAATTTAAAAAAGAAAAAACATGAAACGAATATTGTTATTCGCAATTTTAACGATTCTGACATCACCAATTTTTTCGCAAACCGTTACAAATAACGATTCGACAAAAATTGTCGCAATGCCGAAATGGATTGTCCTGAATATTATTTCAGAGTTGAAAAATACGGATTTAATAATTGAACAAAATAATTTGATTGCCGAACAAAATGATTTGCAAAAAAAACAGATTGACGAATTAATGAAATTGAATAAGTCATTCGCCGAAAAATTGGTTCAATGCCGGTCAACAAACGACGAATGTGAATTTCAAAATTTGGAACATAAAAAGAAAATCGAGTTTTTAACTAAACAAAGCAAAACCCGAAAACGAAATTTGATTTTCACGATTGGGTTTGCATCAATTTTACTAATTTTAAAATAAAAATACAATGAAAAAAACAACAACAATTTTGATGTTAATGTTCGCGATTCAATCGTTCGGACAAACACAATCCGACACAATTTATTTTTCGTCAATGGCGAAAGTCGATTTGGCAAAAGTTTATTTGACCGAAGTTCAACGCGTCACTAAAAAATTAAACGTTTGCGCGTTTGATTCAGTCGACGCCAACGTTCCAAAAAACAAATACACGATTGACAAATTCAAATCGGTTAATCAAATGGTTGACGAATACAACAAAGAATTAATGATTCAATTCATTGACCTGATTCCATACGCGGATAAAAAAGACATAATTAACGCAATCATTTATTTGAAAGGATTATGACACCCGAACAATTCAAAGCAAAATTGAACCTGATTT